TGTAGTAGTAATAGTAAGTAAGTTGTTATCAATAGTAAAAGTAAATCCTGACGGTAAATCAATACTCAATGTAGAATAGTCCACAATAAAGTCGCTACAACCTGAAGGTATAGGAACAATTAATGTAACAGGGTTTAACGAACCTATCTTATCACGATTAAAATTAAAAGTCAACGTACTAGCAATGGGAACGCAAGGAACAACATTATAAGTTCTTGTTACAACACAGCCGTTACAGTTGTTAGTTGCAGTGAGAGTTACAATACTTGAAGTAAGATTACTATCAAGCTCACGAATACGTAATGTTGATTGTCCAGAGACATTAAACTGACTAACCTCTTCATAACTTTGAGTGTCAAATGACCAACCATAAGAGATATTATTACAGTTGACAACAGTAGTAATAGCGGTAAATAACAATTCGTCAACATCTCTAGTAAACCCTATTGGTGATACACTAAAGTTATCACAAGGATTACTAGTAATAACAGTTTGAGTAGTAGAACTACCACAAGATGATGTAACCGTCAGCTGTATAATAGCAGTGCTAATAGAGACCTCGGTAGGAAAACTTATTATTGTAGATAAACTGTTGGAAGTAGTAGTACCACTGACATTACTAAACGTAACATTGAGGTTGTCTGTTGTAAACAGATAGGTAAACGGTGCTTCACCTTGAAGAGTAAAATTCTTGGTAATATTTATCATCCTTGTATAATAATCATTGGTGGACAATTAGTTTGCTGAGTACTATCGATAAAGTTTACACTACAATCTTCTTCCGTATTAATAGGAGTAGGAATAGGAACATCTTCGTAATATTCAGTAATACTTGGTATTTCTACGTCACATTCAGGATGATCGTTAACCATTTGTAATGCAAATAAATCACTAGCTATACGACAGATTATGTCATTACAGCTAATATTATAATCATGATTATCAGCTACGTTAATAGCCTCTATCATCAATTTGCATTCCAGAATATCAATCGCATCCGCAGTCGTCATGAGTAGTATCGTCTAATAATGCTAGCATTTTAGTGTAGAGTTTACACGCATTAGTATACGTGAAATCACTACAGCTACCTGCTGCAAAACGTTGAAGTAAATTATCAAAAACAAAAACCCAATAGAAAATATTCTGATCGCAAGGTTTACCTTCTAAACATTCAAGATATTCAGCGTACCAGTTAATAATTCTACAGGTAATATCTTCATTAATATACGAAAAAACAGTGTTAACAAGTACAGGATCATCCTGATATCGTAATTTAAAACGATATAATCCGTCAGTAAAAGAAGGATCGTATCCTAAATCAGTAGCCGTAACTACATATTCTTCATCAACAACGTTAACATCACCAATTAGAATAGGATATGAAACTGCTGTCCCACAATCCTTAGTTACTTCCAAAGATAATATCAATGAATCATTAGCAATAAATGCCGTAAGAGCAGAACTACCACTAATAGTTATCTGAGAATAGGTTTCGTCAAAAGTAACAATCATTATATTAAAACATTTGTTTCATCTTTAACAGGAGTGTCATCACTCTTATCAAAAAGGATGTGCCAAATAGGATTGATAATAGTAGCTATTACCGCAGAAATTATACTTGCGATACTACCACTAAAAAGAGCATCACCTAATACACTAGGCATAGTAGGATCAATTGCCACATTTAGTAAACCAAAGATACCACTAAGAATTACTAATAGTTTAGTAATAGCGTTTTTAGATTTGAAGATTGCCTTAAAACTAAAGGCTCCTTCTTTAACATTCTTTGTCACCTTAGTAACAAAAGTCACTAATGCCGGTATGCTAATACCTATAACGTAGTCCCAATTATTACTAACGATAGCAGTAAAAGTAGCTTCGTAGTCAAAATCTGTTACTACCATTGCTCCAGCAGCAATTGCCATCAACAGTCCAGTAATAACATCACTGAGGAAGTTAGTAGAATCTAACCGTGCACTAGATAGTATTTGAGTATCGTTCATAATACAAAATTTAAAGAAAGGTAAATAAAAAGTAGGTGGACCTACCGTAATAGATCCACCCGAAAGGCAAGTAGGATTAAACAAATACTGCTGCCGCAGTAGCAGCTCCTTTAAATTCAGCATCAGTAGATGCCAACCAAGGAGTAAGCGTTGTATTCAAAGCAGCAAGAGTAGTTGCCTGAGTACTCGCAATAGTGTAACCCGTATCAGCATCGCCAGCAGGATTACTTACCGCAGCAGGAAGCAGGATAAATACGTTCTGAAAGTGATGGTTAAGGTTGCTCAAAGGCTTATCATCGATATTCTTAGCTTCGATGATAGTAATATTGTAACCTTCAGCGTTAGCATCAACATAAGTTGGTGCTTGCAAAGGATATTCGTTCATATTCACGTAGTTCTCCAAAGAGAATGCTACCTGACGTGCGCGACGGTTGAACTCCAGAGATACCTGACGACCCGTATTAGTACCAGTATAACCAGTACTTACCTTGGTTACCGTAGCAGCCAAAGGAGTGTCAGCAAAATCTGTAGCACCAATAGTCACTTCAGCAGATGCAGCAATAGAAGGAAGTGTATCGATAACTTCCAAAGTATCTTCGTGGAAGATAACAATTGCCAGACCAGTAAGTGTAGCAGAACCCGTCAAAGTGTTTGCAGTAAGAGTAGAAGACAGATCACTGTTAACACCGATAGCAGTATTCAAACTGTTGATCATTACCGTATCCATAGATACAGTACGTGCTGTTCCAGTATTCTGTACTGTCAATGAACCTGCATTGGTAAGCGTACCTAAAACAGTACCGCCAGCACCAAGGCCAATAGCTACTACTGAATGTTGACCACCAACGAACCGTGAATAGGTATCGTTAAATTTGATAGCCAACTGCTCAAGCAGATAAGTAACAGTTGCAGAACCCGTAGGAATCTCAACACTTACCTGTAATACTTCACGGTTTTCACCATGAGTGATACCTGTACGAGGACTGTCAATAGTCACAGTCATTGCATAACGCTGACCAACAACAGGAACACTTACTCCTGTAATCTGATCAATCTCATAGCGTCCCAGCTCGTAAGCACGAGTAGCTACAGATAATACGTTAGCCTTACTTAAAGCTGCTGATTTTACAACTGCTTTGTGAGTATGACCGAAAGCTGAAATCTTAGAAAGATCTTGAGAAAAAGGTGTTCCCTGAACAACACTGATTGCTGGTACTTCAGCGATAGTATCAGCAGCAGTTATAAAAACGTTGTCTTGGAGAGTGCCATCACTACCTGCTGAAACAATTCCTAATTGGCGATCAGCAATACTAAAAGTATTACCACTCCCAACGAGTGAAGTATCGGCTGGACCAGCTAGGGCTTGGTTGGAACCTGCTACCAGAAAAACTGGTAAGGCTGCTTGTGTACGATTAGATCGTTGTGCCATGTCGAAAAATTATTAAAAAAAAGTTAATTAGATATTTTAGCAGTCTTGTTTTCTCGTAACGAAAACTCGTTACCTAGACCTAGTGACCGCAATGCTTCTTGAACAGCATAATCAATCACAATACTATGATAATTATCCTGTAGGTCTATTGTTCTTGGAGGATCAGTACTCTGATCATATTGATCACAATCATCACCATCGTTGTTTATACATTCTAAATAGCTGGGAGAGTCATAACCACCAAAAAAGACACTTTTAGGATATCGAACATAATGGATACTCACATTACCAACAATAAATTCTGGCTCACTAAAAATATGAAGCTCTCGGTTAGTAGTAGTAGTAAACTCTCGGACTGTAGCCAAGAGTCTTTTCCACCGCTTACTAGGTTTACGAAAAGCATCGTTGAGTAAATCACCAATCCTACCGTAAGTTTCAAGCTGTACGTCAACAGGACCACAATTGGTATTAGCAACGATACGCTTAAATTCATAAAAAGGAAAAGTCAGATTGTCAATAGGTAGCGTATAACCATCACTAATAGCGGTTACTGGTTGTGGAGCTTCCGCATAAATGAGACTACTAATAAGACTTGTATATTTAGTGGTCATCTCATTACGAGCATATGTCTGGAGTATCAGGAACATAGCATCATTAATGAGCGTGTCAATCTGGTAAGGTGTCAAATCTTGATGATAATCACTTGCCAAACGATTAAACCGTTCCTTAAAAACACTATGTACCTGAACTATAGTCATAAATACTTAAATATTAGTCAACGTCAACGGTAACACTTCGTTCCCGAAGTTCGGTAACCATATCTCCAAATAAATTATTGTTAAATTCCTTCTTGGGATCATATTGACCCATAACCTCCATCAAAGCTAGTACCAGAGATTTCTTATTCTTCCAAACAAAAGTCTCAGGAGTATCAGCTTTACTTCGCCAGTAAACCTTACCGCTATCATTATAGATAATTCCAGTGCGTAAAGCTTGGTTAGCCATGTAGGTGCTTATGAATAAAGGATAGTTGCTTTGCAGCATATCGTAGATATTCATAAACTTCTGAAGACGTTGTACCTTCTTTTCACGAAGATGATTAGGTACTTTAGCTTTAACAAAACGGTTAAGTTGATCCTTAATAGCTACTTCATTGAGATGGCCACCGAAAAGATCCATCGCTACACCAACCTGATAGGCTCGTTGTGTAGGCTGCTTCTTTAATAGTGTTGTCAAAGCAACAATAGCATCATTTTCAAGATCATCAATTTCCGTTCTAGTCTTTTCTTCTTCAAACTCTTCAGCAACGTACCAGTGGTGAATATCCTTATTAATAAGGTTTTTACTCAATGCTACAAGTGATGAGTTCATCAGAAGTTTAATCGCTAGTCTTCCACGGCTTGTCTCGCTAGAAAATACATTTGATCCTTCGTATAGGATGATCTCAAACTTCTCAATGAAGGTTTGATCACCTTTACTAAAATCTGTTCGTATTGGTAGTGGACTATTCTTGAGCGTGTTAGCCATTGTAGGAGAATAGTATCCAGGATCAGTACCATCGAGAATCTCGTAATACTGCTGACAACTAATCTTTTCATCGCTAACAATCTTCTGAATCATTACATCTGTCCACTCACCAGGAAGTCCATACTTACCTCGGACCTCCATAGGCTCCATCTTGAGAAAAGGGTTGGTAATAAAAGCTTCAAGCCCTGTTTTGAATTTACCTTGTGCTCGATCAGGATCGAACTTCAATGTCTCAAAGACATTATTAGGTTTGCGCTTACCGCTATTCTTACCAACCTCTTCCATCTGTCCAGACTGTGGGTTGAAAGTCCTCACAGGACGCTGCTCCCTACCATAGGGAGAGCGTGTCTGTGGGATATGTTTTACAATTATCTTACTCATGTTTTTCGTACCTCTAAATAGTAATTGAAATGTTTAAAATTAACCCGCCAAATAAGGCATAGATAAGATACGACTTGTATCCCATACTGCCAAAGCACAAGAGCTTGAACGGAAGATACCTGCATCCTTATCCAGGACAGCAACATTCTCACCATTCTTCTTAGCACCAGTGCGTACATCATAAACGTTAGAAACCATGAAGTACTCTTCGTAAGCTTCTTCGTATACCATAGACACATTGCTACGGGTACGTGCAGAACTAGGAGCCTTATCGGTAGCACCAAGATCAATAACGTCATACGTGAACGACTCATAAGAATAGTTGGTTCCAGGAACCTTCTCAGGGTAGTAACGAGGATTATCCTTAGTAGGATCATACATAACACGTAGTGTCAAACCGTTACTCATCAATACTTCAGTAAACTGAGCACCGAATTTCAGAGGGTTTGAAGTAATGTCAGTACTTTCAGAGTTCGTAGCATTCTTAATGAAGTACGAATCGAGGATAGTAAATGGATTAGCTGAAGCAACATTGTTGATCATCTGACCAAAAGCTTCAATACCTCCTTTACCAGTAGACATAACAACATCAGGTTCGCCTACACCACTACGGGTAGTAAACTTACTATTGATCTTATCATAAATATCATAAAGGGTAAGGCTACCATTATGTGGATGGTAGTAACCATCACGACGAATCTGCCGCCATCCTGGAGCAACCTTAATAGGTCTTCCAGTAACAGGGTGGTACGTAACTTCAGTACGCCCAAATTCCATAGCCATGTTCTTATCCTCGTTCAAGCGTTCTGCCAGACGAGCTTCAGCCATACTAATAAAGCTTCCTTGAGGAACAGCTTTACTCATAGCCTTATCTTCCAATCCTGGTTGATAAACATAACCAACACCTACTGCACCATCAGTATAACGCTGACGACTACCTGACATACCGTAACTCATGTTACCAGTACCTTTACCACTCATCTCCAAACGGATAAACTTATCAGTAACTTCAATCTTACGAGCTACATAACCGATATGACCACGAAGTTCAAAGATGTTACCGTAGTAATCACCACCGTATTCCTTATTGCTTTCATCAGCAACAGAAGTACCACCGTCAATAAGACGTTTGTTTACTTGAAGATATTTAGGATCAATCCAAGCGGTAGGATCACCGTCTTGAAGTTTAACCTCGTACTCCCACTCATCGACACTTACTTGTGTAGGATGACCAACAATACGAAGTAAAGGAGCATCATGAGAATCCGTTTTCAAAAGTACGGGATCATGGAAATATCCTTGATCGGCATAAATCTTGAATGCAGTATTTCCTCGTCCTGGTTGAGCAGGAAGATTAGGGTCTACACGAGTGATGTAAGCATCAGCTTCAACATCCTCTTCCATTCTCCAACAGAAATCGTTGTGTCCTGGATCGGTACTCATTACGTTACCTTGGGCTTGGGTAAGCCACACCCACTTCTTGTTAATGATATTACTGTCGATCTCAGAAGAGAAACGACGAGCATCTACCAAACCAAAGTAAGTAGGTCCATAAGAATTGAATAATTGTGCATGAGTGAAAGCGTCAGCAGATGAGCCTCCCCAGGCTGATCGTACAACTTTCTCAATAGCACTTCTACGTCTTAACATATTTTATTGAATTTAGCTTTTTATTTTGTTGCAGGTTTGAAACTATCGAAAAATCCTGTCGAAGCTTCTTTAGACTTTCCACGATTAGCCAGTTTACTGATAATCGCTTCGTGTGATTGACGCTCCATAGTATCTTTCTGCTTACTCACCTTCTTACCCTCAGCAGCTTCACCGAATGATGACAAGTCGAAACTATTAGTTTTCTCATCATAAAAACTGTAAAGTAATGCTAGTTGTGCCACTGCTTTTGGTGACTTTGCAATTGAAGCATTCAGCTCATTAACCCTTTTAGGGTCTACCGCTTTACGTACTTCAACCTTACGCTGATCTTGCCAAGGCTCTTCGTTAATACTAGTGAATATCGATTCATAATATTTCTTCTGAGACTCAAGGCGTTCCGCGTTAGTTTTCTTCGACTGCTCTAGTAATTGCTCTCGTGAAGCTTGAATACTTTCAAGATCACTTTGAGCTTTAGGAGCAGCAACATCTACTAGCGTTCCGTCTTCGAGAAGCTTGTCAAGATATGCCTGTAACCCATCTTCACTAGGGAACATCTTTTCCGTAGTAAATTTCTGATGAAGATAGTTCATAGCTTCCTCATCAGTTGTAGGAACTTTAAAAGTTTCTACAGGCTCGATATATTGTTTGAAAAAGTTCTGTGCTTGATCAAGACCGAAGTTTTGGTCTTGCTGTGACAGATAGACAATAAGATCACGAGCCATAGGTGGCATACTTGAAACATAACCTTCAAATAAATTCAGTGCAACTTTGTCCATAGCCTTTGGAAGGTTATCAACAGTAGCATCAAACTTATCATCATCGGTTAAAAGTTGACCATTGCGCATAAGTTCAAAAAGAACTTCTACACGATCGTCACCTTCTGTAACAGGTTGAATATCCTCTATAACAGGATCAACAACTTCTGCTTCTTCGATTTCAGTAATTGGAGGATCGTTTTCCTCCGTGACGTTCCCAATATCGTCAATCGTTTCGTGATCTGATGGCGGTATTCCTAGTTCAAAACTATGGAATTGGTCTAAGAAACTTTCGTTCTTATCCGCTGCGTCAGCAATGGGAGTGGTTTCAGTAGCCATAAAAGTAAAGAATTTTTATTAATATTATTAATTATAAGCTAATAATTTAGCTTTTACGTTGTTTTAATTTCTCAAGACGTTCTTTATGAATACGATCTTTTTCGTTTTCTCGTTCTTCAAACGCCATTTCTTCTCGCTTGATCTCTAACATATCGTTAGTCTGATTCTTGTTAACATCAAATTGGTTGGCTAAAGTTTGAGAAGTTATCATACTCTTGTCAATCTCACCCGCAGCTTTACGATCAATTTCTGCAAGCTTACCTTGAAGACGCATCTGTTCTTGTTCACGAAGAACTTCCATCTGCATTTTCATAGCGTTCTCCTGCTGTTTCTGTTGTGCTTTGACTTCTTCCATTGTCTTCTGACGAAGTTCATCGGTAGTCTTTTTGATGATCTCATGCATCTCTTCAACACTAGTAGTACTAGTAAGAGCTTTCAATACACTACTAACGGTCTCAACACCTTCACCTGCATTTTGAGCAAAAGAAAATACACTGTTAAGCATATAATCGAAATACATCTTTTCCTTACCAGTATCATAATGATAAAGACCTAAGTTCTCCAACTCACCAATATCATCTCTAGTAATCTTGAAAAACTCTCTACTACCATCAGGTAAGATAGTCTCCAACTTATAATCTTCCATTGCAGGATCATTTCTAAAATGTCCTTTAATAAGTTGAGTAAGACTACGAAGGTGTTCATTCATTGCATAAGACCATACCTTATCAATAGCATAATACAAACTACTGGTCTGTATATCGCTACTACGACGAGACATGTCATTATCTCTGGCAGTAGTACGACTTTCAACATTACCAAGTTGAGCATCAGTAATACCCATGCGTAAACCTATCTTACGATCAATCTCACTACAGAAAGCTTCGAGATTCATCAGTATCCCACTGGTATCAATAACTTGATATTCTACAGCCTTACCTCTGGTGCTAGGAAGAGGAAGACCATCAACACTTCGAGAACCACTGATAAACCGTGTACCAGTACGTCGAGCGATAATCTCCTGATTGAGAACAGGGTCACCAGTAGCACCATGATCTTTAGCTAAATCTTCAACAACCTGATCAACATCAATGACTTTTTCCTGACCAACGAATTTAGCCAACTCTCGACTTTGAACCCTACGAGCCGACATATACTGAAAGACATAAGGAAGGGAACGCTGTACAGGTGATAAACTTTTAGCATTACGGTTATAAAGGATCATACCTTTGCAACTCAACTCAAAATCTTTGAAAGGATTCTCATAATCAGGCTGAAAAGGAACCTTACCGAAACGTACATCAATATCTTGACCTAAGCGAGTAAGATGATAACGACGAGGAATCCACATGACTTCCGCTTCGTAATCAACACCTTCATCAGACCATACGTATTTAAAAGAAGGTTTGTGGAATTTATTGGTAAACTTGAGCTTGCTGGCATATTCAGGAATAACAACTTTTTTGGCTTTACTGCTCAACTGTTTGGTAACCTTAGCTCCGAGATCATTCTTATAGCTTAGGAAGATTGTCTCTTCATAGGCTTTAAACTCCAGATGGATACGTGGTACTAGATAGTTGAGATTAAGACTTGTAAGTTTAGTACCCTGGTGCATACCTTCACTGCTGGTAAGGTTCTCACTCTCACCCAAACTTTCGAGGATACTATAGAATCGAGTACTATCAAATACAGGTTTCTTAACATGATCACTAGTCACAGCATTACCAAGTTGACCATGCTGTATAAGTTTTCTCAGATCATCATCACCAAGCTCATTGATATACTCATCTAAGGCATCAGCCAAAGTGATATTATCACGATAGTGCCAATAATCACCTTTCTGAACATTGGGTTCATCGGGAGCATTGAGGAAACCTAAACGTAACGGATTAAGAACACGAAGAGCTGGTTTACCGTTATCCCAATAATTCTGCACATAAAGCTGACTATTGAGAGCAGCATCTTCAAGATGTTCCATCTTCTTACTACGAACGTCTTCAGTAGCCTCACTATATTGGATAAGCTTTGAAAAGATAATTTCGCCTTGCGTTAAGAAGTTTCTACGTTGCAGACTGTTAAGCGGATTTTTAGTACGTTGAGTTTCGATAAACTCTTGAGCTTGTTGCTCATCCATACCTTCAAGCTGCTTTTGAAATTTCTTGAGTTCCAGCTGTAGCTCTTCCTCAATAGTACTCCTAACTTCTTTCTGGAAAGCATTATCCTTACTGGTAATAGCCTTACTATTGAGTAGCATAATACGATAAGTGTTACCACGGTAGAGCATCTGTCCTTTAAGCTGCTCCATCTTATTAGGTAAAGGATTGAAAGGAACGAGAGCTTCTTCAATAGCACCATAGTCTGATAAGTCACTACAATAAGGTCTCAACTCTTCTTCAAAACCACTAAGATCATTATTGATAAGTTGGTACATCTTACGCATCTCATCGACACCCTCAACATTGGTAAATTGAGCAGAAGGTATCAACCTATCGGCTTGATATTGATACCATTCTTTATTTTTCTGTGACTCAGCAATTTTCAATCTTAGAAAATCATCGCCGAGATCTTTTCTTGAATATTCTTTCATTGTTCAAATAGAATTTTAACACTTGCTTTTCGGCAGTATTTCCTCTGCTTGTTAGTTCATTTTCAACCTTACGTTGATATTCTCTTAATCCTACTACGCACCCTCGGAAACCATCAACGGCATCAAAGTTATCATCAAGATTGTAACTTTTTAATTGACGAATAAGAAACAGATCAGGTAAACGTTCAACATTACGTTTAGTACCATCACTTAAAGTAGTCTCTTCCATCAGCCAGTCAGCCATTGCCTTAGCTAGTTCTATCTTACGAAGTTTACTACCTACATTGTATCCATAGCTACTAAGTTTCTGAGCATAAACTCTTGATCCTTGTGTCCATTGTGGTGTTGGAGCAAGCAGCATATTCTTATGTTTAGCAATATAATAACCTCTACAATATTCACCACGATTCTTCTCAAACCATAATCCTCTGGTAGGGTCACCGTATAAAGCTAACAATTTTGCTTGGTTCTCATAGTATTTATCTAAACCTTCTAACGGTTTATCATTATAAACAGCTACAATAGTATTACCGTTAGCACCACGATCGGTATATTTAGGGTTCATCAACACATAAGTACTACCGATACTACCACCACGATGAATATCTTCTTCAACATAGGGATCATGACCTATGAAGCAATACATATCTTTGGGTATCTCACCATCAATATACATCGGTAAGTCATATAGTACTACACAACCGTGAGGACTTTTACGCCTACTATTATTGATAGGAAAATCCCTAAAAGGTTCCAAGGTATCATCCATCTTATACCTGACACCATTAGGTTCTTTGTTATCCCATATCAACTTTACCGTCTTCTCAATAAACTGATAACTGTTAAGCCTTGTCAGCTCTTTCTCTCTGGCATCAAGCTCTGCGTAAGGCATAATATTACCATCAAGACTTAACCACATCTCTTCAATCCAACAAGGTCTATTCATCTTCTCCTTACGTAAGGCTTCGGGATCACTACTTTTAGCTTTCTCCAACCTTATCGCTTCAACATACATTGCTGCACGATGGAAATCAGTATTACCGTTTTTATCCTTAAATTGCCGTAGCGTCATATAAAAAGGTAAGAAGAATCCTACTTTACCATCTTTACCTTCACTACCATACCAGTTGGGTAATGGATAGATAGAATAATCTTGAGGATTTTCCATCATCTTACGAAAACCCATAACCTTCATCAGGTTACCACTAGTACCAATATAAAACTCACTACCAAAACGTATACCCTCTCTGGCAACAGTGGAATCATTCGCTCGATTGACTTCGGTAATCTTTTCTACTAATCCTCCTTCTTCAACAAGGCTCAGTAGATATCTACCACCACTAGCCGCTTGAGCACCTTCGGTTTTCTTATCACTATAGTTGACATGATACATCTTAGTACCTGTACCACCACTAGCAACCCATCTACCATTGATAAGCTCTTCATAGATATACCTAAAAGGATTGGTCTTATTACCTGTTGAAGTACTGCCAATAAAATCTCGGTACAAAGGACAAGGATGAATAATCTCTTGCTCCTTACCACTAACGATAACCTTTTCAGTAGTAACACCGAAACCATACTTATTACTAAGCGTCAGATCAACCTTAGCATTAATACTAGCAATAATCTTGGAAAAGAACTCACTGCTCTTATCAGCATCACCACTACCTAAACATATTTCAGCAATAAGTTTGTCTTCAACAAACTCTTTATCATAAGCATTAGCACCATCAAATAAAAGAGTATGCTCATACTCTCCAGCAAAGATATAACTTTTACCACCACCACGACTACCAGCAACCTGACCATTATGGGTTTGATTCTCATAAAGTGCTCTACCTAATGGTTTAGGATGAAGTTTGGAGATGTATTCATAAGCATCGATATACTCTTTAAGCTTATCATTATGAAAGGCACTAGGGTAGTACTGTCGAAGATAATCTTCTGTATACAGACCATCGGGATTCTCCAGGTGAGCTTTAACATCAGTGAGACAAGTATACTTTGTGTCTTTAGCAAAACCACTAAACCCACGACATACGCCAATATAATAACTTATTGTCCACTCTAAATCATCAATCTTAGGTTTGATATAGGTGGTACGCTTCTGCCTGTCTGTCTCCTGAAGAAGGAAGTAGTTACCATAAAAATAGGTAGGACCACGCATGTAACGATATCCACCAAACATCTTTCCCCACTTACCTTCAATACATCTTTTAGTTTCTCGTGACCAGAATACTGCTCGTCGAGGATCACCATAATAATAGTTAGGAGCTTTCGTTAGGTACTGGTCACGATTGTCTATGCGAACATAATCCGTATAGATCGATCGATCTTCAATAGTAATATTTGTAGAAGCGTTACTCTTCCTCATCAGCAATATCTAATATTAGTCCTCCTTTCTCTCGAAGGGTTTTCTCTCTACCACCCAAGATACGATCTGTATTGGTAAGCTCATCCATAAAGATCCTTTTAGCTTTCTCGTACTTCTCGCTTATTGCCAAAGTGTTCTTGTGCATAGTATCCAATTTACTAGCAGTCTCTTTAGCCATAATGATATTTCCTCTACCGTCACGATAAGGTTCACCGGTTTCCTTATCCATCATAGGATGCTCAAGCTGATACTCCGTATTCTTGAGAAACTCCCGACGTTTAGCTAAGGTAGCCATAGAATCCATAAAGTCCCGCTTGGCACTACTGATACAATACTTATTATAGATGACCTGCAATTCATCAAGTCTAGTCCAAGGGAACTTACTATAATAAGCACTGACAATTTCTTTCTGCTCATCAGTAGTACGATGGAAAACATTGTTTCCTGGATGAGGATCACAAATCATCCATAGACACCACATAGTCTTCGATGAATGATTCTTTTTCTTACTCTTATCCTCATCGTAAAGTTCTTTGAATCCAGGATAATATTTAAGCTGAGGGTTTAATGACCAGAAGTCATCTTCAATATTTATATTACCAGGATCAATGTTTACTAACTTATAATACATTTTTATTTGGTTTAATAGCAATCAATATCATGTAGACTGGGAGCATATTCCAGTATTTTATATCAAGCTACAATCCACTGAATAATCGCGTAAACAATGAATATTTTCTTTAACATTATCAATGGTTTAACTTAGGATTCAATAGCTCAAAGCTCAACTCCAACACATAATGTTTATCAACAGTACGCACATCAATACTTTTCATCATCTTAACTTTTTCAAGATTACTGACAGTAGCATAGGTTGGATAGCTTCCCGATTTCAGTGTACCACGAATGACGTTACCTTCCATAATAACATCAGTACAGGAACATCCTGGTACAATCTCAAGGATAGTACTGTCTCCTTCATATAAAAAACTAAAAGGAATCTCTATCTTAGTCTTCACTTCCCCCAAGTTTATCGTTTGTTCTTTCCACATTTTTCTTACATTTATAACCTGAAATAAACATTTCATCGACAGGGCAGCTACAATGAATACATGATCCTTGCTCGTAACACTGCCTACATTCAATAGTCTTTCGTAGATACCGTATAATATACCTTCTAAGAAAGAACCATAAAAGAAAACCTTTGATCGCATAATAAACACGACTAGGGTCTTCTCTTATCAGAACTATTTTTTTATGAATGTCTCGAAGTAGTTTTCGTCTAAAAGAACTTTTATCCATTGTCTTGGAATGATAGCGTAACCGAAATGTTGATTGGTAATGTCTTTAGTAATATCTGCACTACCTGAACTAGGGTGCATATAGTTATACTCATAGCCTACAACAACATCACCCATCGTCATAGTCTTAGGTAGAATCATCTGACAAAACTGACCTTGACTAAGATAAGTTTCTTGATCAGGCATAGCAACAATAACAGCTACACTATTGAACTGGAAAGGATCAACAATTTTACCTTTAAGATGACCGTTATCAGTCTGTAATGCAACTTTACGATCTTCCGTAACTACCAGTCCGAACTCATTGGTAACAATAGGAAGTAATGAATACCGTACAATAAAACTACCAACGGGTCTGAGGTCAGCATACATTGGATCAAGGTTGATCAGATCATTATTATACCCATTGCGTAGCTCTACTTGCTTCCCTAAAGAATCTTTAAGATGCTTACTGTTGATAGCAGCTTGCGTTGCTCTATCAAGAATAAGCGTTTTTCCTTCTCGTTTACCACTACCCATAAATACTTGGTTTTTTTTGTTTCCAGCGTTAGCTATCGATTCGATTGAAATGTCTTTAAGGTTTTGCTTACCCTTATGAATATTTGCCATTGTTTAATATACTACAGGATGATTAAATTTTGATTCCGGTCTTTTTGTTGCAACCTTACGGAACTCTTTTAAGGCTTTATTTCTCTTTCGTAAGAACATATAATAAGCAGTACGTTTATCCATCAGGTACTTATCATACTCTTCAGTGATCAATGAATAGTCAGCACCATATTTAACAGCTTGTTTGGTTCTCCATTGTTTGTACATTTTATGGTGTGTATTCTCCCATTGCTGTATCATTATCCACTTATGAGTAACCGTATAGTTATCAGCAGGATGATTGAACCATATATCATGATCAAGCAGTAAGCGATGCATCATACTCACCGTATAGTAATAATTAAGCTCTAACTTAATAGGACCTAATGTAATACCATTGCTGATTCCAGGATTCTGAGTGATCTGCTGCACACCAGTAAAGATACTACTACTGACAGCATCAACAACCCAGGGTGTTACTCCTACCCTGTTTGAAACTTCTTGGATGATTTCATCGTGCATCTAAAAGGACATTTCAATAGTAATCTTCAATCCTTCGTAATCACCACTAAAATACATATTACGAATCTTTACCAGTTCTTTAGAATGATTGTAGTTGAAAAAATTCAGATACTCATCAAAACTTCTAGTCATCCATCGCTTACGTACCAGATACTTCAGTATATTTGAATACCCTTGTTTACTAAGCTCCAGATCACTTTGTATCTGCTTACGATAACTACCTTTGGTATAATCAACAACCTGTCCTAAAGCATTGCCGTTAATCAGCATATAACAAAGTACTTCAATCTCTCGATCAGTAAGATGACGATGATCAGGTAGACCAACACTCCACAGTTTAATGACCCTACGAAAAAAGATGTCGCTTTCCGATGGAGGTAGTTTTACCGTATTTGGAATAAATCCTTTAGTTTTTACATTACTGTACTCGCCTTTTGTCATTTTTCAGTATGTTTGTAAAATATTTTTATTTACACAAAAGTAAACAAACTTTTCTAATGGACAAGTCTAAATTATTACCAACCGTCAGTATTATACTAATAAGCTTATTTGCACTTATCTTTGGTAACCGTCAATGCAGTAACGATGATAGCAACAGTGATACTATCATATCTGTAGAAGATGTTGTTCAAGGTAAGGCATTTGTCGACAGTCTACTTACTGCTAATACCGAACTACTAAACATCAACGATTCACTATCTTACGAACTGGAAACCGTATTACTAAATATCCCTGAAGACAAGGAGACTCAGGTGATAACAAAGACAGTAGTAAAATATGTCTATCGTGATGATATTGATCCTACCGATAAAGAAAAAAGTACCGTTCAAGCAAAGCTCGATAGTTTGCAAGCAGAGCTTAATGCTACAACGGAAGCTTTCACATCAACAAAAGAAATGGAAGAGATTCGCTATCAGCAGTTACTACAAAGTAAACTTACGGAAGCAGCATCAATCCCTTGTCAAACATCTTATGAAGATGAACATCTTACCGCTAGTGTGAGCTGTATCAATGGAGGAATGAAAAATCTAGCAATAACAGCTAGAGATTCTCTTATCACTACACATACTACTTCTCGTAAATGGTTTTTAGGTAGGAAGTCTTATCATGTATACGTACAGAATACCAACCCTTACGTAATAACTACTGGAACAGCTTACGTCATTGATAAGAAACTTCGTCGTCAAGCAAATCGAGCAAAACGTAAAAAGCAATAGTTTATAAATCTACACAACCATGAGCTATAAATTAAAGAGAGGTAGGTCTAAGTCAACACCCAAAGGCAATAGGTGGGGAGTATGGAAAGTTATTGATAGTGCAGGTAAGCAAGTAAAAACATTCATCTACCATATCGGTAATCTTCTTTCTCGAAGGAAAGCTAAGAGAGAAGCTGAAGATTGGATAAACGAAAACAATGACACAAGCAAATAATCCAAACGGTACTATTACTGAAGTCTATGATAATGGTCAACAAGTTACATGGGTTCCACTACCTCCTGAATTGAGAGTAACCTCGCTATCTCCTTTGACTAGCTGCGAACCTATCATACTAAACTTTAATGAACCTGAATATCCAGAGCTAACAACACTTGTAGATAAGGTAGAACTGGATATGGAAGACAACGATAAACTAGAGCCTGTATGGGAGAAACTCAAGGAGGCTAAACATTTATTAAATAAGTTACAATGAAACAAACAAAAAAAGAAGTCACTTCTACAGACTTTCAAGAAGAACTACAATGGTTAATAAGTGGTCACGTACTTCTTAAATATGAAGCTACTACCAAAGGAGTTGATCTAATAGGTCAACCCGATCAAGTATCGCAACAAGTAGATATTCTTATTCCTCTACAAGTAAGTCGAGTGGTAAAGATCATAATGACCAGAGGTAGTTCACTTACCGAAGAACAGGTTCTTGAGAATCTACATATTCCCTACACTAGTATCTACAGTGTAGAAAGTCTATCAGAAATAACATTGACATTACTAAACTAATTTAATTATGAACATCGAATTAAAAGAAGATTTTATTGTACAAGATCAAGGAGTTGCTTATCAACTACCCGAATACCGTGTTGTTGACGGTAAAGGTATAGAACGTACAGGTAATGTACAGACTATACAATTTGTACGAGGTAGTAAGTTGCAAGGAGAAGAAGTACCTAAGTTTGAAGGTACACTCCATGAGCATTTACTGAGTATGATGATCTACGATCTTCAATATAAAAACTCATTAGTACCAAGTCGAGAAGGAGCACTAGTAATTACTAAACTCCAAGAAGCAGTTGGTTGGCTTAGACAGCGACAAGTTGATCGTACTCAACGAGAGGTAGTAGGAACCTATCAAAAGTAAACAATAACAAAAAGGTCAATCAGCAACGGTTGACCTTTTCTAATCTATCCACAATATGAAATACATCATCTATCTACTACTACTATTTCCCACATTAACTTATTGTCAATCTCGTTACCTAGACATTGGTAATACATCTGACTTCAAACTAACAGAAGGTGTATATGTCAACTCCTTAACACTACAATACCAATCATTCAATTGGGATTATCAAAATCTTGTTGAAGCTTCTTACAATCTATCACTTCTTGATGCAACACAATCATACGTCCAAGTATCAGGGTTCATGTTTACTAAAATTTCCTTACCATCAAGATCACTTCTTGGAGCAGGACTAAGCTTATACGTCTTTCCAGAAAACGATACCTTCGTATCCTCAAGACTAAACGGTATGTTTATGACACGACAAAAGCAGTTCTCAATAAAGCTCAACTTTGAACCAGACATCTTTGACTTGACTTTTGAAAGCGATGACTGGATGTTTCTATCCCTATCTGTATTCAAAACACTAAAGCAGTTCTAAATAAAAAGACCCTCAGTAAAACCAAGGGTCTAAATGCACACTCTAAAAAGCATTATTATGAATAACAACTTATTCTTTTTCGCCAGATAAATCTCCAGCATTTAATATCTTCGATCGGAAAGATAACCCATCCAATACACCCAAACAAACATTACACATATTTATCCAGTTGGTAGTAGTATTACACTGAGCATAAATATCTACTACACCTAAACAACCATAACAAGCACTTACCAACATTTGTTCAGGTTCAACACTAACAGCAATCTCATTAATAAGTGGAGGAGGAATAACCATATAGTAATCAATAGTATTCCCATCTTTAGGAACAAACCATTTACACTTATCGTCACGTATCTTAAATTTACTGATCTCAATGTCTCCATCAGGATGAATCCTACGAGCACATTTACCACCATGAGGACATTCCTCATTGCTACAATAAACCAATTCAATCATACTACTTGCTTTAAAAAATCCTTCTTGACTGAAACAAAGATAGTAAAGTTTCTTTTCTTCCTAGAAAATACCATATCTTTATTCTATGTTAAGCATGTGTAGACTCTATTGCCCCGAAGTTATGCTCCTGACAAGAGGAGGGTTGATAAGGACTCCAATAGATGCCACATATAATAATCCAATCCATAATAAGGGAAATAACCTGAACGCCCTAGTAGCTTCTAGCTAAGGGTGCAAAAAAGGAGATCAAGTACCGTTACTAACAATAGTAAAGTGGGAAGAGACCTCAGCCTAAGTGCTCAACGCTTTCAGACGACTCAGCTTAAAAAGATTAATTAGCTTAACAGACATTTTCGGTATCCTTTCTCCAACAGATTTTTTCAAATCAGTATAACCGAAGGTAAATCAACTACAGAAATAATCAATAGTTTCTAACACTATCTCATCTCTTCCTTACCTATATTATTTTTATTTTTTTTCAAACACCCCTCCACAACCAACAATAATCCCCCATTGGTAACAACCCCCCTGTACGAAAAATATAATGTACCTTTTTGAAATCTGAACATACAAAATATTTGAAATTGATACTACATGAGTAAAAAAAATGTTCCTTATGATTCAGTGTGGGTAACCAAACCTACACCCGTCCTTACTTCTGGATTGGGAA